AGCGGGAAGAGTACAGGGCTCGTCCAACGCCGGGAGAGGATGTCGCGAAGTGTTTTCTTGGCATTGGTCCGGGTCAGGGAGCCGATGAAGACCGCCGCCGCTTCGGATGGTTCACGTCCACCAACAAAACCCCGACTAAAGCAGAGTTGGCTGAGGCCAAAGATAAATACCTCATCCCCTACCTAAAGGCCAAGATTCGCAAAGCCGATGAACTGGCGTCTTCGGCCAATCCGAAAGACCGCGAAAGTGTGGATGACAGCTTCTACCGGGCCGCGAATCGCTTGAACGTGAAACGCCCATGGATGAGCGAAGCAACAGAAATGACTCTTTGCCCATTCTGTTCTGTTCCGGTGCGTCCTTCGGCCTCGAAGTGCTCCGGATGCGGAGAAATCATCAACGCCGAGTTGTACGCGGCGCAAAAGAAGCAGATCGGCGCGTAAATGCCGATTATTATCCCCCCGACCCCGACCGAAACAAACGTTTTCTGGGATGCGAACGAGATCCTTGACTTCGCGCGCATCGAGTTCAACGATGTACAGGGCGGACTCTCGGGGCAGGATTTGTCGAACGATCGGCCTTATACTTGGCCACTGCTGAATCTCTGCTATGCGAATCTGGCGGCGTGGCTGGAAGACTCGAATGTAGAGTCCTCCACTTACGAGGAGGCAGTAGTCGGCGGAATCGGGCCTGACCCGAATGCGTCCAGCGATCCCAGCGCGCAGGTACGGCTTGGCTACGATGGCTGCTATTACAGCACTGCAGCATTCGATCCTACGAAGAAACTACCCTTCGATTGCCTGATGCCGCTTGAAGTCAGTTATCGACAGACTGGCACTATTTGCCGGTTTGTGCCGGTGAAACAGCATCTTGGCGGCTTGCCGCAGCGGACAGGAAGCTGGGGGCCGCAGTACTGGGAGATGCGGAAGAATTCACTCTGCCTGACTGGATTTACCCAGATCGTCGACCTGAAGCTTCGCTATATCCCGGCATTGCCTTTGCTGGTTCAGCCAACAGTAGAACCGTTTGTCTATCCGCTGGTTCCTTTGGCCCGGTGTGGACCGGCATTGGCCTACATGGTAGCGGCTGAGTTTGCGGAGATTCGCAACGCATCCAATGCTGTGCGTCTGCGTCAGAAAGCCAACGAGCAGTTGGATATCATTTCCAATCGCTCATCGAAACGAGAGAATCAGGTCGATCAGAGACGCCGCGGATACGGATTCGGCCGACGGCGGCGCATGTGGCTTTAAAGATCGCCGCAGTCGATGAGTTTCTGGGACTTCGAACCGATACGCCTGCTTCGAAGTGTCCGCAGAATTATTCTCCCGACTGCGCGGATGTTGTTTTCTCTGTTGGAGGATTTGCAACGCGGCCTCCTTTCAGGGTGAATCTGGCGATGCCGGCTGAAATTGTCTACGACAAGACGTTTCAGGGACGCGACGGAACGTTTTATAGGCTGGTCGTAGATGTCAATGGAGCGATGTGGTCGGTTTCTCCCAATGGAACATATACCCAGATTGACTCTGTGGCGCCAGGGTCAAGCGTCAATTCTGTTACCGCTTATGGCCGAGAATACCTGTCGTTTTTCAATGCCAATGGAGGATGTGATGCGCCGCGGCAATGGGATGGGAAAAAGCTATACCGAGTGAGTCAGGGGGGGCCCGGCGCTGCTGCTACATTCACCCCTTCAGCATTGTCGACGGATAAATATCCGATCTTTACCATCTCTCAGCCTGCCGCAAAAAGCTACCTGGCGATTTATTTTCTGCAATCGAGCGGGCCAGGAAACAACACAACTGCGGGCAATACAGTCACAATTTACTATTCGGACCAGACGGTTGGCGGGATTGAAGATACCGATCTCGTGAATGCGTTCAATTCCGGTTTTCCGACCTATATTTGGGCGACATTCGCGAATCTTCCCGCAGCGGAAGGGCCGTACACGGTTGAAATCACATCGGTTGGGCTTGCGATGCCACCCGGACAGCCGCATCAGTTCTATTACTTCACGTATCAGGTCACAACGACCGCCTTGACGTATTACCGGGGCAGCGATGCGCCGCACAACTACGAGATCGATTATCAAAGAACGCTGGCTACGATCAATACTACCGTTCCCGTTCCCGGCGTTGTTGTGGACGATACGATCACGGTTACGGGAAACTCTGTCAGTGCATGGAATACCGACTGGCCAGTTGCGCAGACGCCATTATCCGGCGACATGCAGATCACGCAAACATCCCTGACCTCTGGAACGGCGACTTATAACTATTCGTTATCGACGGGAACTCCTCCGGTAGCGGGGCAAAAGATTACCGTAACCGGCACGTTGAACGCAGGCGGCATATTGAATGTCACCAATGCGGTGATTGCCACGGCGACCGGCGGATCGATTGGGTCGTTCACGATTACCGGATTCTCCGGGCCGGACTTTGCAGCCGCTTCCGAATCTGGCGATGGTATCACCTCGGGAACCGAATTCCTGATCGAGCCTGCATCCGTTGGCAGTACAGCTTCCCCGATTCACGGCATCGGCGTTGGCGGTTTCCTGATCTTCGCTGGAACGGCTGCAACTATTTCCGCTGGCGCCAGGCAGGCGGTCGTTTTCTTCATCACCGAAACCGGCTTCGACACTGCGCACAGCCCGGTCGCAAAGTTCTTCGTTCCCGCAAACACGAATGGAATCACCGTTTCGGGATTGCCGATTGGCCCTCAGAACGTGATAGCGCGCGGCATAGCTTTCACGCCTGCAAACGGCTCGCGATATTTCTGTATGCTGCTGCCGGAGCTGGTCAACGGGATCATTACCGGAACTTCTACGGTGGTGAACGACAACACCTCCGACACGGCAACATTTCAGTTTTCCGATGTGGCACTGCAGAGCGGAATTGCGATTGACATACCGGGAAATAACCTATTCCAGCAAGTAACCCTCGACACGCCAAACGGCGTTGCATGGTTCGATGATCGGATGTTCTGGAAGGGCGGCAGAAACAAAGTCACCAGCCTGATCAACATGGAAATGGACGGTGGAACGCTGACAGGTTCAAGCGATCCATTGGGCTGGGCGATGGTAGGTTCTGGCGGAGCGATTGCGCAGGTTGGTTCCGCGCCAGCTTACGTGATCTCTGGCGGAACAGGAGAAATCAGCCAGCCAGCGGCGACCAGTCCGAACGGTTCTCCGATCACGCAGCCGAATCAAACATATCTTCTGCGGTTTTGGACGAATGGCAATACGGGCAGCGCTATTGGAACTCTTAGCTCTGTCAGTACAGGGTTCGTGTCGACGGCGACGATTCCTTTGACGCCGGGATATATCTCGGGAGAATTCAATCTGCCGACACCGGCAGTAATCCCCGATGATCTGATGATCGATTTCAAGTTATCCGGCGGTTCCGGTGCTTTTCGCGACCTGCAGTTGATCTATGCGAATAATCCGAACCGAAACCCGATAGCCAGGGCGAGCTATACGGCGAATCCGGAGGCTTACGACCAACTCACCGGAAATATCGGGCCGAACGATGATAATTCCGAGTTGCGCGCAATGTTCGTGCTGGAAGAGTCGTTCCACTTCATCACCGCGAATGCTCTCTATTACGTGCAGGCAATTGGTAATTCCGAGCCTTCATCCTGGAACCCAAAACGGGTTTCCGATGATTGCCCTGCATTTAATGCAAACTCGGTGACGACTGGCCAGGGATGGGCTGCATGGGCCGGTTCTTTGGGCTTCTTCAAGTATGGCGTCTTTGCACCAGGCTATTTCGGAGGATTGCCGGAGAATATGTCGAACCTGATTGCTCCCACCTGGAGACAGATCGCTGGCATCAAAAGCGTTTTGAACGATCCAAGCGCACAGCGCGTTTATATCGCAACCGGAACCAATGTAATGGTTTTCGATTATCACGAACTGCTCATGCAAGGAGCGGCCAAGTGGACGACATGGAACCGGGAAGCGCAGTGGATTTCCGATCAGGGGTTCTCGATTGGACAAAAAGTTTACGCGCTGGATACGGTTGCTGGCATTATTGACGACGATCTGGGACCAATTAGCGGCTACTACACGTTTGCTCCATTTGGGCAGTCGATGTTCCAAAAGCAATTCGACTATCTAGGTTTCCAGATCAGCGGAACCGGACCCATGACGCCGTTCCTATATACGAAAACGCTCGCCGATACACCGCAGATTCTTAATCTAGGTGAACTGGAAAATCTGATCGACACGGTTGCGGAATGGCGCTCCATGGGGCTGCGCGGCCGACTGATGTATCTCAAATTGGGACAGTCGGGGGTTCAATTTGCGATCGAGCAAGTGACGAGTCTTTATCAGGACGATCCGAATGCACCGGTAAGCGGGATTCGCTAATGGCACGCTTTCAGATCGAGAAACTTTCGGCTATTCGCCAGAAAGATAAAAGCGTCTACGATGCTTTGACTTCTATCGAACAGGCCATAAACAATCATTCCGACCAGGGAAATCTCGATCCTACAGCAGTCTCGCAAGCGCCGCCGCAGCCAGTAAGCGCCGTAAATGTGGTCGAGAGCGGCGGGATTCACGATATCCAGATCACCGATAACTCCCCGGCATATGCGGGGCTCAGCTACATCGCAGACTATTCGCAGACTCCAGATTTTCAGAATTACCACACGATTGATATGGGGATTTCGCAGAATCATCGCGCCAATCTTGGACCTGGGAAATATTACTGGCGTGCATCCAGCTACTACCATGCAGCAACCCCTTCAGCCCCCGTCTATCACGGCGGCGCAACGCCAGCAGTCGTAGGGAGCGGGAACTATACCGGCCCAGCCATGCAACCGAAGCAGGGCTTTACGGGGCTCTATCGGAATTCGACCACGCCTCCGATTCGACAATGAACATTCGACGGATTGAACCGGAAGATGTTCCAAAACTCAGGGAGATTTACGAGAAAATGGGGTTCGACTACCAATTTCCCGATCTCACGCAAGCACAATTCGTAGATGTCCAGGTTGCAGAGGATGAAGGAACGGTCGTGGGAGCAATTATCTCGCGCAAGACGGTCGAGAACTATCTTTTGATCAAAAAGGACTGGAAAACTCCTGGATGGCGGCAGGAAATCTTCATGCAACTTCATCTGGCGGCGCACAGGGCGGTAAAAGAGCTCGGATTTACAGACGCTACCTGCTGGGTTCCTCCGCAGGTTGCAAAGAGCTTTGGACGGAGATTGCAACGGGTTTTTGGGTGGAAGCGTTCTGTCTGGGATGTGTATTCGAGGGATCTATAAATGCAATGGAAAATTGATGTATGCGAATTCGCCAAAAGCCTTCACTGCGGCATTATCGTAGGCGCGAGCTGCCAATTCTTGACTTGGAAAAACTCCAAGATAGAAGCGCTTGCGGTCCACACAGATACGCGCCTCCCACATTTTCCTACGACGGACGACGCCCTTCAGCCCCGCCTTCCTTCGAGGCTGATTAGCGCCGTTGCAAGACTGCGTAGTTGGACGGAGATTCCAATCGCAATTATTCAGCCCATCGCGGTCGCGATGATCAATGTCGCTGCCTGGGTATTGGAGAATTGCTTGATGCATGAGGATAGCGACTGTTTTGTCGAGGATATGTTCAAGACGGACCGCATAATATGTGTTTCTTCCTTTCAGCAGATGCCAATTCCATTTACCGAGAGAGTCAGCGCGGCTGGAATTGATCCGAGCATACATACCCTGTGTGAGCGGAACGTAAGCGATGGACGGCCCAATCGGGCGAATTACCTTTTTGACTTTACGGGTATAGTGGCCAGCAGGCATCGGTGTTCCATCCTAGGAACTTTGCATCATCTCGGCCCTGCAAGG